AGATGTTTATGGTGGTATCTATAGTCATAATCAAAAAGGAACTCTGACAGGAAGATATGTATATTATAATTGTTTGAATATTGATGTATTGAGTTCTATTTTGAGACCAAAAATAAAACGATTGATTAATTTATTTGATTTAGATGAATCTCTTTACATTCAATGTTGGATTAATACAATTAGATATGGTGAAAATATATGTGAACATAAGCATATTAGTGATGATGAAACCCATGTATATGCTAGTGGAAATATTTTTATAAGTGGTGATTCAAATCCTGGAACTAATTTTTATTATCCTGATGAAATAAAAAATTTTAAAAATAAACCTGGGGCACTACAACTGTTTCATCCAGGTATTCCGCATGGAGTAAAGACATATTTAAATAATGATGTTAGAATAAGTATTGCATTTGACATTGGTAATGATAAAATGCTTGATGATGGTGGAGTAATAGTGAAACTAAAATGACCACATTTATTAATTACGCAACTGCATTTTGGTCCGTTGTAGTAATGAATTGTATTCAACCAACTAATTGGCAATACTGTTATCGTATTGATGAGTGGTTATTGCCAGACCTTTATCAGGGTGTTCAAATATACCTTGACAAAAAAATGGATTTCTTGTATAAATCAGAACGGGAGTACCTAAAAGATAAATGAAAATTTTCCTAGACACAGCAGACACAGAACTTATTCGCAATTATTTTGAGACTGGACTAGTTGATGGTGTCACAACTAATCCATCACTGATCATGAAGTCAGGACGAGATCCTGAAGAGGTATATCAAGAGATTAAAGATATTGGTGTACAAGACATCAGTATGGAAGTCATGGGTGATGCTCAAACTATGCTGAATGAAGCACTTCGATTAGTTGATAAGTTTGGTAGTGTAAGTACCATCAAACTTCCTATGACCCGTGATGGTCTATTAGTCTGTAAGGAACTCTCTAAGGAGAAGGTCCGTACCAACGTCACATTGATCTTCTGTGCTGCTCAGGCAGTCCTAGCAGCAAAGGCTGGTGCAACTTATGTCTCACCCTTTGTAGGACGGTTAGACGACCAGTCAGTGGCAGGTCTGGAGGTTGTACGATCCATCTCTGAACTCTATCGGATCCATCGTATGGAAACACAAGTTCTTGCAGCATCAATCCGCAGTGTTCAACGTGCAATTCGTTCCTGGTATAATGGTGCTGAGATCTGTACAATGCCACCTAAAGTATTTGATCAGATGTATGACCACATCTTGACTGATGCTGGTCTTGAAATCTTTGATCGTGATGCCGCTAAAATTGTTAAAGGATGACACAACTAATTGATCCTACAGACCCACAATACTTCTCACAGACTTCGGATGGACTATATGATCGTCACCTCTATAAGTTGAATGTTCCTGGATACAAATCTATTGTAATTGAGGACTATGAAATTCTTCGGGCAGTATGGTTTGAGCAATGTAGAAACTTTAAGGGATGCACTGTAGAAGTTATTGACCCAACACAAAAAAAGAAAAAGGGATTTGCATGAATAATGTTTGGAAGAACTATAAGAAAGTTCTTTGGGAAATGTTTCCTGATATGGAAAACATTTGTGACTGGGCAGACTGGGAAGGTAAGAACCTAAACCTTTCTGCTAAGTTATACAGCAATGATTATATTCTCAAGTCCAGAGAAGTTGAGATCTGGAATGAGAAAACTTGTATCTACAACACGATCATCTATCCAAAGACGGGATCAAATCTTCCTTGCTTTGGTATGGACTTGATGATGTTCTTTCCTAAGAAGGTAGTAATTACTTTTGACTTTCAGCATCCAGTAGAGAACTATCTTTTTTCTGTGGATGGTCTTCCTAAGTGTGAGGGTGGTATTCGATTCTTTGAACCAGGAAATCACTTTTCAGAAAATCTATATGTTGCGAAGTGTGTGCAAGAGGAAGTTGATGATCATCTTCCAATGTTTAAGAAATATCTAGAAACCTATAGAAATATGTTGCTAGATGCTAAACCAACTGGTAAGGATGTTTCCGAGTATAAAGATTTTGATACTTATATGACAAAACTAGATCCTGTTGCAGGATATCTTAAGAGCAATTTCGGTGCAGAAAAATCCGAACAATTTGTATCCGAGTTCCTATTTTCATATGCATAAATAAAAACATGAGAGTTGAAATACTCTATATGCAAAGTCAAAATCACTTTTAATACTCTCTGGGTAGTCCCGTTACGGGTCTGCCCTTTTTTTGTCCTTTATTCGTATCGTATGGAACTTTACGCATCTCCTCAAGGATATCTTTACAACTTGCACACCGTAAACCGAAAGGAAGCTAGGAAAATGTGGAGAAGAAGAATCAAAGAACAGTGGGACAACAGATGTGCTTACTGTGGTTCAACTGAAAATCTAACTATCGATCATGTAATTCCAAAGTCAAAGGGAGGAACTAATTTTACACAAAATGTTGTTTGCTCTTGTTTATCCTGTAATGGATCTAAAGCAAATACCGAATGGCAAGAATGGTATTTAAATCAAGACTTTTTCCAAGAAGCAAACAAACGTAAAATTCAGGACTGGATAGGACATCAAGAAGACGGTAAAGTCAAGTTATATCGTTATAAACCTCGGAGAAATTTTATCCCAGGAGCTGCATAATCCTATATAAAAATTGAATATGTAACCAAGAGCCTATAACCTAGGCTCTTTTTTGTTGCATAATAAAAAATATCTGGTATAATTATACCGTTTGGAGGAACTCTATGTACACAATCTATTCAAAATATGGATGTCCATATTGTGATAAAATCAAAAGCATCATGGACCTTGCTGAAGTAAAGCATGTTGTCTATGAACTTGGAACTGACTACACACGTGAAGAATTTTATCTTAAGTTTGGAAATGGATCTACTTTTCCTCAGGTAATTCTTAATGAAGATTCTGATGATTCAGTTAAACTTGGTGGGTGTACAGATACAGTCGCATATCTGAAGGAGCAGAAAGTGATCTGATGAAACAAAAACTGGCAGAATTCTATGACCTTATTGAGGGTGCTGTAGATGATGCGTTTTTGAAGCAGAACTTAAATTTAAAATTATATGACTATCTAAAACAAAATAATTTTACAAAAGATGATTTGGGTGAAATTTTAGATAGTTCTTGTTTGAATTCAATTTCATCAATCAGTAAAGAACTTGATGATTATATTGTTGGTGGTTCTGATAGTATTCATAAACAACTTCGTGAAGCATATGGATACATGTCAAAACCATTAGCAAGGAAAGTCAAAATATATCTTGATCGTATGGTTGATGATGTTGTGAGGTATAAAAATGACAAGGGAAGAAGAATTAAAAAGAAATCTAAATAAGGAAGATATCCATGTTGATCGTGGATTGGAACTTATGTTAGAATTAGGGAGGGAGATCGTAAAACCAGAAGAAAAGTCTTTTGAATTTAAAATTAAGTTGTTTAAATTTGAGTTGACTTTCGAGATTAAAAAACGTTCTCAGGGAGAAGATCCATGCAAGCAGCATTAATCGCAATCAGTACAGTGTTAGGAATATGTTTACTAGCATTGGGTTTAATTATTGGATTCTTAGTGAAAGAGAACTTGTATTCCTATAAAGGGTATACCCACCCAGAGATGTTTGATGAAAATGGAAACATCTTACCAGATGAAATTTTAGCAGTACGATTTGAAAACAGTTATGACGACTACTACGAAAAGGAAGACGACGAAGAGTAAACCAATTCCAGATCTTCCCACAAATGCTTTCATGCATGAAATTCTTGAATTGGTTTCAAAGCAAAGGAGCAATGCAAAGAAGGTAGAAGTTCTCAAGAAGAACGACTGCCTTCCACTAAAGACCATTCTCATCTGGAACTTTGATGAGTCTGTTCGTTCATTACTTCCTGAAGGTGAAGTGCCCTATGGAAATCTTAAGGAAGACGTAACAGCATCTGGTAATCTTTCTGATAAAATTAGAGCATCGGGTCAGATCAACAATACTGTTGCTGAAGAATCGCAGAGAGCAAAGAAGACATCCATCCGAAAAGAAGCAGAAAAGTTTTATAACTTTGTTCAAGGTGGAAATCCCTCTCTATCTTCTATCCGAAGAGAAGTGATGTTCATCAATATTCTTGAGGGTCTACATCCCGAAGAGGCAGAGATTCTAGTTTTGGTTAAGGATAAGAAACTATCTACCAAGTATAAGATCTCTCTTGACAATGTAAAAGAAGCATATCCAGATATTAACTGGGGAGGACGTAGTTGAAGTTTAAAATTATTCATGAAGATTGTGACCCTAATCTTGCAAATGACAAATCTTTACCAATCAATTCGTACTTGGTAGAGTATGTTCTTGATAAAAAAATTCATTACGATATCGTAATGGCAAATAAAAAGGTAGATATTTTTGACCATTATTATGATTTGTATAGGTATGATCTATTAACCTTTAATCAAACTGAAGGAAGAATTCCTCCAAAACTATACGGATATAAGGCACCAGAAAGTAAAAAAAAGAAAAATGACTAAAGGATTTGGTGGATTTACTAATAATAACATTGACGATTCCAAAGATGGAAAGGCAAGAGTTATTATTAATCAGGCAGAAGTTGATAATCTTTTAAGAGATTACAAAAAACTAAAAAAATATATGAGATCTCCTATTTTTGAACTTAAAAAAATGGATGGAACAGAAACACTTATTAGTGAATTGCTTGAAGAATCCAAAGATATTGATCTCTAAATAAACACGTGTCTTGACACTTAGCTAAGATGCGTATATAATCCTGAAATATGAAAATCTTATTATGGATTACAAACCCTATAGTCCAGAGTGGCACAGGTACAGATACTTGAAAGAAGCAATTGATAAGTATCTGGATGACTATGTTGACAATCAAATTATTGTTGACGATATTTTAGATATTGTATGTGTTCGACAAGAAAAAGCACATGCAGAGTATCATAAATTAGA